GACTGTATCTGTATAAGTATCTTTAAATCTTAAACTTGTTGTACCTAGGTCAATGTCGCTATCTGTGACAGGAATAATAGCTCCATCTGCAATATATAATTGTTGTACAGGTGCTGAAGATACTTCTACATAAAATTCTATATAGTTATTTGTAGTATCTATTAATACTTTGTTGTTTGGAGATGTCTCACCTGCATCACCAATCAGACCTATTACTGGTCCTTCTGCTGTTGTACCATCGTGTTTGTGACCTGATGTATTACTAAATGCATTGACTAACTGATTGTATTCGTTATTAAATAATGCAGCAGTAATTGTATCGCCATCTACGAATGTACTTTGTCTTATATAACCTGCCATTGTTTTTATCTCCTACCTGAAGGTATGTAATCTACATATAAACCATTAATTCTGTATGGTGCTTTATTATCGTTTGAAATCACCGTAAAGTTATTTGAAGTTCCACTTCCTTGTAGTGGTGTTCTTAACATAGGTGATGCTGATGCACCAAATATATTTGTTCCAAATACAGCACTACCAAATAATGATGGAGGATTAACTGTACCTAATGAAAAATTATTTCTAGGTTGTGGTACGTCTCCACTGTTATAGTCAAACTTAACTTGAACTTCTGGAGTAACCAATCCTTCTGCTGCTATTGAAACCTTTAAATAGTGTAACGTTTTTAAAGTTCCTAAATCACCATAATCATAGTCTGGTGTAGCATATCTTGCTAATACAGCAGTTCCGTCAAAATCATTACCTGAATCATGTATAAACACATAACCTGAATTATTCCCGTGATAATATTTTTCAACTCCTGTCGTATCAAATCCTGAACCTATTTCTGTTACTTCTATTCCTTTTGTTTCTGACCACTCAAAACCGTTTGGTCTTAGTGTTCCTATAACTCCTTTTTGTCCTGCAGCTACAGCATTTACATTAGTGTAAAATAATCTGTACTGTGACTTTTCTCTTAATACTATACTTGTTATTTGATAAGTATTAATGTTTTCAGCTACTTCCCTCATTATAGGTTGTATAGCTTTACTAACTGTTCCTAACTCTACGTCACCAATTCTTGCTGTACCAGCGACTGTTCTTAATCCATCCGGTGCTAAAAATATTAAGTCACCGCCAATCTCTTGAATACTATAACCGCTTAAACATCCTATATTTTCTGCAACTGAAACAATTGCTACAGTTTGATTATCGTCTATGTTTATAAGCTTATGAATACTATTTTCACAAAATACAAATAAGTCTGTACGGAAACCTTTAATACCTACTATTTTATCAGATATTGTTATAGCTCCTGCACCAGCTCCACTAAAATCATCTTGGTCATTATGTACGCTATAATAAACTGTAGTTTCATTACCTTCAACACCAGCAGCAATTAAGTGGTGGTCATGTGATGTAATATATTTTACACCGTTAGTACCGTCAACTGTAATTTCTTGTGTGAAAAATGTTCTAGTAGTTAAATCACCAGTACCTTCCATTCTAAAGTACCAAGGTTTATTAGCTCCATCAGCTATTATAATACTACCAAAATCTTCTCCAGCACCTTCAAACAATGCAAACTGACATTGTCCTTGTCCGGTTCTAGCTGTAGCTGTTTTACCTGTAAAGGTTGCATAACTATCACCACCACCGGCAGATAGTTTATTTATTTGCATCCACGTAATTCCGTCTAGTGTAAAATAAATATTAGTACTAGCACAAGCTATAACACCGTCACCATAAGGCATTACACCTAAAATTCTATCAGCACTTCCAGTTGGTTGAGTTGCACTACCTTCACCAAACTTAGTAAAACCACTAACTCTTCTATAACCACCTTCTATAGCCACTTCAAAGTTTTCTAACTCTGTAGCTACTCCGGGTCTTCGTAGCAAATCAATCTGATTAGAAGCAGTAACTAAACCGCCTTCACATGCTACTGTAAAAGGTTGTGAACGTGCCATAATTTAAAAGTATCTTCTATCGTCTGTCATATACTTTGGAGCTGGATTCATAAGATTAGATTTCATATACTTCATTCCTTTCTTATAATCGTCCAATGCAAAAGCAGCCTGTTGTGGACTTTCTTTAAATTGCCAGACATAATATCTCATTCTAGCTGTTACAATATTACTGTATTGCTCTGGTAAAACCATTGTATCATCATAAGCTGATAAAGCAGTGGGTCTTACGAAAGCATAAAAGTGTACGTTGTAAACTTTATCAGGAATAGGACTTAGTCCAAACTTCCTATTATCTGGAGACTTAATTACAAATTTAGGTTCTCCATGATTTTGAGCATTAGCATCATCTTCATTTTCGCTATCTCTGTAGTATCTTTTCCAATCATCAAGAGTTAAAAATCTTAACCCTTTTGAAACGTAAGGAGCTGTTTCTCCACTTACGTTAATTGTTGTTACATAAAAATCATCCCAATCTATCGAAGCATAATCAGTAGTGATACTAGAACTACCAGCTTTCAAAGTATACCATCTTTGTCCTGCTACAGTTTCTACAGTTACGTTACCATAGAAGGGGTCAGTAGCTCCACTAACTCCTGCAGAAAAGAAAGGTAATTGAGGTTCTTCGTTAGCTATATCAAATATAGATTTATTAACAGTATCTTTTACAAACTTTTGAAATCCTATAGCATCTGCAAAACTTGCAGCAGTTAATGGAATCTCATTGAGTTCTCTTAATACTTCGTTAGTTAAATCTAGATATGTAGTAGCCATTATTTTTTATGTACCTTTTGAATCTCAAAATTAGCTGTTAAACTTGCACCTTTATGTTTAACAAACTTACCTGAATGTTTCATTAATTTATATGTTTTACCGGATTTCATCCAGTGATAACCTTTAGGTGCTTTAACTTTCATCTTAGCAAGGTTTAGCTTTTGGCATAGCATCTTTCATAGATTTCATACCATTCATTGAACCTTTTGTTGTTTTAAATTTAGGATTATTACCGCCCATAGCAGCTTCGTTACCGCTTACTACTTTATTACCATGTTTATACATTTTTCTTTGTTTCATATTTATCTTCCTGTGTCTTAAAAGTTGGAGAGGTCAATTAAGACCTCCCCGTATTGATTATTAGTCAATTGTGTAGAAAGCTTTAACCATAGCATCATCTCTAAGTACTTTCGCACCATAGACATGTAAACCTCTAACAATATCACCAAAAGAACTAGGGTCTCTAATTACTTCTGTTGATAAAATTGTGTTAGCAGTTGCTGTGGATGACATATGTCCGCCTAAACATTGACCTGTAGCAGTTGAAACTGAAGGTATGTTATTAGACTTATACATATCAAAGCCTCTTAATTTTCCACTTGAAACTAAACCATTTCTGATTGAGCCTTGACCAGCGTTAAAATCTACTGATAATAACTTAGAACCACTTTGTGATAGTTCTTCGTAAAAATCAGGAGATGCAACGAACCATCTGTTTTCTTCTGGGACTGATTGGTCGTCAAGAAGTCTAGCCATTCTAGCCATTAAGTCTAGAGGGTCAACTTCAGAAGCGACACCTAAGTCTACAGAAGCAGTTGTTTCGCCTACACCAGCAGAACCAGCAGCAGCATCAGCACCAATGACATGGTCAGGTGATGAAGCAGACACGCCTGAGAACATTGTAGAAAGTACAGCAGCGTCATATGAATCTTTTAAAGAGTAAGCTGCAGAGCTTGAAGCTACTTCTTTAAAGTTTACATGTGACATATTTGTTTCAATATCATCTACGATGAATTTGAAAGCTTTAGCACTGTCAACAACCAATGTAATCTCTTGGTCTGTTAGTTTAGTTGATGTTGTGTCACTACCTCTTGTGTAATCATACACAGTAATGGTAGGTTCCTTGATAATCTTTACTGAGTCTCCATAAGCAGAAATCTCACCAGCATAGTCGGTGTTAGTAATAGCTTCAACTACCGATGCCTTTCTAAAGAAGTTTAGAACCTTTTTAGAGTATATCGAAGGTAGGAAGAAACTATTAGTTTGTCCACTTACGGAGTTAGCAAAGTTAGCATCGGTATCAGTTGCGGGTTCAAAATATTGAGCCATGATACATTCTCCTTTAAGTTAATATAGTTTACTTTACGATTCTGCCTTCTTGCATAGCTTCGCTGATTTCACTTTCGTATCTATCAAACTCATCTATACTCATAGCAGCAATCTCCTTTTCAGACCATACTTTCTTTTGCTTTGGTTCTACACTTGTAGTTTTTGTAGAAACCATATCTGCAGCAGATTGTCTAGTCTGTTTAGAAGATGACTTAGTCTTTGTAGGTTCAATACCAAAATCTTTTTTAAACAAATCTAAAGCACGTGAGGCTAGGTCAGCATCGTCAGCATTTGCGTATATCCAATCTTGGATAGACTTAGGCTGTTCTTTTGCCCAACCATGGAAGTCGTCACTGTTTCTAATATCTTCAAAATCAGGATGTCTTTCCATTAACCTTTTTTCTGCATCTTGTCGTACTAACTGTTGTTCTCTTTCTTGGAGTTTACTAAGGCGTTCTTCTAGAACTTTTGCTTTAGACTCCGATTGTAAATGTGCAACGGTTTCTACAACTTCATAAACATCAGGATATTGATTCTTAAATTCTTCGAGTTCTTCTTCAGTTTTTGGAGCTTTATATTCAGTTCTATTTTTAGTAGCTTCTTCTAAAAGTTCCTGTTCTCTAGTTTTAAACTCATTAAGTTTACTATCGTAATGTTTTTTTAAATCGTCATACCTTTTTTTATAATCTGGTTTTTTGTAAGGAGTATCCTTTTCAATTTCCAAATTTTCTTTTCTAACACTTCCTTCAGCATTTACTTCAGTTATGTCATCGGTATCAAACAATTTATTTCTGTCAGTTGGTTCTTCAAAGAAGAGACCATCATCTGCAGATTTAAAAGGTTTATCTTCACCTTGGTGCCAAGTTTTTTTTGCGTTATAAGGATTTGGCATCTCCTCTTTTTGGACTGTATTAGTCATTTTCTTTTCTCCTACTCGGGGCTTCGTTTAACAAGGTAGCTGCGTTTGTCGACTATGCAGGGCTTGTTCTTGTAAAGGTAGCCTTTTGGTTTAAATATAATAAAGTGCCGAATATCTTCGGGTAGCTTTATTGTGTATAAGCTCCATGTACCGGTGGACGTTTAAAAGCCATTTCCTCATAAAGAGGATTTTCTTCTTCACGTACAGAATCAAGGAGAGAACCACCTACACCTACTTGTTCAGTCTGTGGACCTTTTTCAACTCTAATAACTTGTTCAGTCATTTGTGGAGTTTCCACAGGTCTGGTTTCTTCTCTCAACTCAGGTATTCCACCTTCTTGAAGCGGTTGTCTTTCGTCTGCTTTAGCTTCAGCGTCTTTCATCATAGCCATTAAATTGTCAGCTCCGATTTCTTCTACAGCTTTTGCAGTAAAGACAAATTCTCCATCAGATAACCTTGCCGGTATACTGTCAGAGACTCCTGAACCCGGACCTTCAACAGGACCAGCTCCAGCAAATTCTTGAGCAACGTCTATGACTTTATCAAATAGCATAGCCAGTTCCTCATCTTGTTCTAGTTTGGACATAAGCATTTCTTCTTCTTCTTCGCTTAATGCTTCTTCCATTATAAATCTTGTATATCCATCTTCCATTTCACCATCAGGTTCCATTTCAGATTCCATGGGTGGTGTCATAGCCATCATCATTTGGTCATCAATTGAACCACCTTCAACTTTTTGTACTTTTGGCTCTTCTTTTTTAACAACAGGAGTAAACATAGCCAAAACAGC